GTATCGGCCCAACGTCGCGAACAATGCTCTTGGCAACCATCGTTGCACGGCGGATGGCTTTCTGGGGATCGCCCGCCACCCCCCCCGGCGCACGACCCACCCGACCACCGCGCTTATTCCCAGCGCCACTTTCGGACGCACTTAACATCGCCACGGCATTGGGATCGACCATTGTGGATGGATCATCAACCGGCGCTGATACCGGGGCAACGTTAGGCGCAGGTGCCTGTCTAGTGGCACCGGCAGGGATCGCCGCATACGGGTTATAGCTACCCACCAGATCGCCCGCGCCCTGCCCATATCCACCCATCAAGGCATTAGCGTTCTGCCACTGCTGCTGTTGCGGCGAATACAGGCTCTGAAGGAAGTTCTGCATCCAGGCATTATAGCCCTGCGGCGACGACATCGACCCATAACCCTGCGGCGTCTGCTGAGAAGACAGACCGCCATAGTTCACCATGCCCGGTGTCGCACCGCCCATCGCCTACTTCCCCTCAGCCTGTTTGGCAAACGGCGCAGCAATCGGCGCTGCCTCCGGGTGGATCAATATCTCACGCGCCATCTGAAGAAGCTGCAACTTCTCATCAGACTGACGATCCTCGGTCTTGTTCGAGTCATCGAACGCCACCTTCGCCGCGTGGATCTTAAGCTGCTCACGCCGCGTCTGGGCATCCATCAACGATGCCTGCGCCTTGGCCTGCTCGACCGTCGTCGGCCCCTGATCCGGCTTGGTCGCATCCATTTGCATAACCGCCGTCTCGGCCTTCATCTTCGCAACCTCGGCCTGCGCCTTCAACGTCCGCGCATCGGCCTCCTGCTTCTTAACCTGCATCTCGGCCATCTGTTTTTGCAATTCAGGTGGCATCTGACCCTGCGCTTGCGGCGGCGCCATGAACTGCTCAGGGTTGCTGAAGCCGATCGCTTGGATACACGCCTGATCTATGGCAATCGGGTCATACATCGTCGGAGACGCCGCCTGTAGCTGCTTCAGCGCCGCCAGCTTCATCAACCGCTGACCATGCGACGACGTGTTAGGATCGGCCTGCGGCGTCAGTTCGCAGTTTTGCAAGGCAGCCAGGAACGTCTGCTCATCCCACTGGTAAGCGGGCTTCTTATTGCGCTGCCAGAAACTCTCGGGATGCTCACGAAACACCCGCACCAGCAACTGAAACTCCTCGGCCTGGGCGGCGTGCATGCGCTTATGCACCGCGTTTATGACCTTGGTGGCTTGCTCGATCATCGCCAGCGTCGTGCCGACCGGCGCATCAGCGCGCCCTTCACCGACTTGCTGCTCGCTTGTCCCACCAATCCGCATACCCGTCTGCGCCATGTCGCCGACAAGGTTCATCAACGCCCCGGACGGTTCCTTGTATGGAAGGGGCATGATGGCTTGCGAAATAGGCATGCCTCCGGTCTTGACGAGCGCGCCACCACCCGGCGGAACGCGGAATATGTTCGTATTCTGGCGAGCGCCAGTGTCAGCCATAAGGAAACCAGGGAACGACGCAAACATGCCAGCATCGAGCAACTCGCGCCAAGCAGCAGTGATAGCATTTGTAGTGTTACCAAGAATATGAAGAAGACCAATATCGTAGAAGCCCAGACCGGGAACAAAAGTATACTTAACAAAGTTGGCTCTGGCACTAGGAAGTTCTTTATCATCCTCATCATAATTCCTAACAATCGACAATATCTGCTTAGATGAGACATCAATCGTGACACGATACGGGACTTCCAGGCCACTGTCCTTCCCCTTATACTTGTGTTCAAACCCAGATATATTTAACTCACAGTAGCATTCGTAGATTTCGCGGTCGCGGTCGTCGGGATCGCCGGCATCAACAGAAATACCCTGCTGGCTGTTTTCCTCCTCACGCACTGCATCCAGCTTGGGCATGTCGGCGCGTGGCAGGTCGGTATCCTTGTAGACGCCCAGGATCTGCAACCGGCGCACCGTGCTAGGCTTCATCATCGTCCGATGCGTCACCCGGCGAGCGTTCATCAGATCGGTCGCCTGATTGGACACGATCAGGTCGTTGGCATCGACGCTCTCGCTGACCGGCCTGTTCCGCAGCGGGCAGAAATAGACTTTCTTAAACGCCGTGCCGCCGAAGCCCAGCATGAACAGCATCTTGTCGGTGTCGGGGTAATACTCGGTCGCCACCGCCGTCAGAAAATGGTTCAGGTCGCGCTCTAGCGCGTCGGCCAGACGATCCTCCTGCATGGTGTCGCCATTGCTATCGTCGCGGATTTTAACCGGGCCATCGGTCGGCAGCATCTCGCTACGCGCATTGGCCTGGAACCGCAGCACCGCCTCTAACAGCAGCGGGTGCCGCACCCGGCTCATACCCTCGACCGGCGCCCCATCGGACGCACCGGCAAGATTGGGGATTTCAATTTCAAGGCCGAGCAGCTTGATACCCTGGGCGCGATCCTCGATCCACTTCTGTCGGCTCTTGATGTCGTCCTCAATACCGCGCATCAGATCGGCGCTGATGCGGTTTAACTCCATCTCGTCTATTTCATCGACCAGATTGTCAAACCAGCCTGTAGGGCCTTTGTCGGCCTTCTGAACGGGTGATCCGTTGAGGCTGACGGTGATCGAACCATCAGGATGCTCGATCCGCAGCACGTTGCCCTTGTCGTCATACTCGGGCGTGTCGTTGCCGTCGTCCTGCCCATCCACCACCACCTCGATGCCTTCCGGCATATCGGCTGGCGGGGGTTCCGCCACCCTGACGTTAGAAGATAGGCCGGGGACGAGGGGCATGGCTATTCCTGTGCGGCGTAATGCTCAACAAAGCGGTCAATCGCCGCTTGGGCCGCAGCAGTATCATCTTCTGCCGGTAAAGTATAGGTTTCAATCCACTTGGCATTGTCAGGACATGAGACAGTCACTTCAAATACCCGCTTACCGTTCAAAGTAACATCCTTGATTTCATCAACGGTTGCGTCGGCCCTTATGAACATTTCATTGGCTCCATCACACGGGATATAGCGGTTGCAGGGGCTTGTTGCCCTTGAACCTCGTAGCGTCTTCAACCTCAGCCATACGCTCCGCCGACCGGGTCAGCAGGCCAACCTCACGCATGTGGCGCATCGCCATGCTGACAGTGTCGCAATTATGCGTGAGGACGCCATTAGCAAAATAACAATGTTCGCCATCAACCGTCAGGTTGTAAACGGGACGCATAGTATGGGTGGGCGTTATGGATTTTACCACACACAAATTTTGATTTTCTGTCAACGCATTGTATCGAACACATTGTTTTTTTTGGACTTTTTGCTTCAAAAAACGAACCGCACCACTCACAAATCCCGGTATAATGGCTTTTGCTGTAAGGTTTTGGCGCACCTTCCGCTCGCATTGATGTGTATGCATTTTGTCTGTGCCAAGCGCGGCCTTCATCACTTCTATGCCATTCTTTAGTTTTTTCACGAATTGATGCAAGATGAGATAATCGTTTTTCTGATTTACCTCTTGCGCTGTATTCATCGGCATGTTTTGCGCGATGTTCCTTGAATGGCATGCATTCAAGGTTTGAAATGTCATTATTCCCGGTGTTGCCATCAATGTGATGGATTTGATAACCCTTTGGAATTGGGCCTTTGAAAAAGATCCAAACGTCACGGTGCAATCTATGACCGGCTCTGGCAAAGTATCTTCTATGGGCCGGATTGGTTGAATTTGGGTATCGACGGTATTTAACCCCATTAAATTTAACAACTTCAACAATAACGCCTTCTTTAGGTTGGAAAACCATGAACCGCTCCCGCTAAATGGATACAATGTCCATAGTGTATCAGATGGACACAATGAAGCAAGCGGTTTCCATTGATTATTGGCCCATACAGGATGATTTGCGGTTCCTGTTAAAGTTCCTCCCGTAAAATTAATTTGCCATACCTCGCGAACGCCAGTCATGGCAGCCGCAGAGACTAGGCATGGTCCAACTGGGGTTGCCACCATATCTCCAACCATGATTTCATCTATGCGTTTAGTAGTTCCATCTGCCATGGTGATCAAAGTATCACCAACAAGGCACAAATCATCATTCCGCCCCTTAGGAAACTGGCCAACCTGCGTGATAACCATGTCCGCCCAAGCACGGTCGGGCGCATAGATCATCTCCTCGGCGAACAGGTGCTGCACCGAATACAGCCGCGCCAGCTTGTCCTGCCCACGCGGATCGACAAGCTGAACGGCGAACTCCTCATGACCGTAGATGCGGCGTATTTCCTGCGCGACACTGATGCCGCTGGCTTTGTTCTCGATCAGCAACCGGTCAACCTTCAGCCTCCGGCAGGTATCGCCGACCTTGGTGACGAGGTTGTGCAATTCCAGTCGGTCCTGGAAGGCGGTCATCAGCATGACGCGAGGCAGACCGTCGATGTCGTCAACTTCGCCCGGCTGGATGACGCTCTGCTTGCCGTATCTGTTGACGTGCCGGGTCGAGCGTATCTCGCTGGTGCCGTAGAACACGCCCCAAACGGTCAGCGCGCTGTAGTCGTTTTCTTCCTTCAACCCGTAGGCGGTGTCGAGGCTGGCGACAATGAAGTGGAACGGCGGAAAGGCTTCGTCGATCCAGGTCTGCCACCATTCGCGCTTGATGATACCGCCGCCCGCCGGTTCAGGCCGCTGCTGTAGCTGGCCGGCAGCGCCCCAGGGACCGAGCGTCTTTTCCAACAGCCGAACCTGCTCTTCATCGAACCGCTCGGGCCAAAGCAGTTCACCCGGCACGGTACGGGGGTCGGACCACTTCACCGGCTGATTGTCTTCTGTCAAATGGGCAGGAACAAGGGTCGTGTGAAAGGATCGCTCTGGTTCGTAGCGCATCGGCAGGCACAGGTGCTGCCAATCGCCGACGCCTTTCTCAAGAACATGCCCGCTGATGTCTAGTTCGCTTAAACGCTGGGCGATGACGATGCGGCAGCCATGGCCCGGCTTAGAGTTATTGAGGCGGTTATACCAAGCCATGTCCCACCACTCGATGGTGCTGTTGATGATGGCTTCGCTGTTCGCCTCGGCGCTGTTGTTGAGATCGTCGCCGATGAGGTAATTGCCGCCCAAGCCCGTCGTCGCGCCGCCGACCGACACAGTATTTCGTATGCCGTTCTTGTTGTTTTGAAATCTAGTCTTAGTATTCATGTCGCCAACTAACTGGAATCGGTCGCCCCATCTTTTCTGATACCAGTCAGATTGAAGTAATGTGCGGCATTTTACTGAGTCCTGCAAAGACAACGCCATTGCATAACCAGCGTGCAGGAACTGCGCGCCTGGGCCGGCAAGCGGCGTGTTAGCGCGCTGCGTCCAGACCCAAGCCGGGAACATAACACCGCAAATGGTTGACTTGCTAAAGCGCGGCGGCACGTTGATGAGCAGGTTGGGGATATAACCGTCGCAACACGCCTCTAAATGCTCGCATATAGCCTGTAGGGCGTAGCCGCCATGAGCAAAGGGGGCGCTGTCGATAGTCGGCCATGCGGCGACGGTAAAGTCGTATAGCGACGCTTCCAGTTCGCACCGCTCGATCTCCAGCAGCGCCTCGTCCCGGTCAATCAGATCAGCGCCGAGACGGATGAGCATCAGACGCCCGTGCTACCGAAGCCACCGCCGCCACGACCGGTGTCAGGCAGTTCGACGACCGGCTGCCAGTCGATTTGGACAATAGGACAAAGAACCGCCTGGGCGATCCGCATGCCACGGGTGATGATGAAATGAGTATCGCCATGGTTGACGAGGACGACGTGGATCTCGCCACGGTAGTCAGCGTCGATAGTGCCGGGCGTGTTGATGACGGTGACACCGTGCTTGGCAGCCAACCCGGATCGAGGACGGATTTGTAACTCGTAGCCGGACGGAACGGCGACGGCGATGCCGGTCGGTATGACGCGCCGGTCATACGAATAAAGCACGATGTCTCTTTCTACAGCAGCCAGCAGATCGACGCCGGACGCGCCAACGGTCGCGTAGGACGGCAGCGGCAACGTGGCAGCGTGCGGCAGACGTTTGACGTGGATCGGTATCGTGCGGATCATTCTTTAACCTTCTCATGCACTTCGGCGGCGATGGCAAGATAAGCCGCGCCGTCGGTATAATTGTCTTCGTGAAACCCGGAACCAGCGGCGATTCGGGCGACCTTTGAGAGCACCATAATCATCGCAGCGTCGTGCGCTGTTAAACGATAACCGCTGAAGTCTAAATAACCGTTCACTAGACGGGCAAAGCACGCCATGTTGCGCTCGGGCGGGCCATATACCTTGTCTCTGGTCTGCGTCGTCAGTTCGATGGCGTTTCGCAGGATGCTTTCGCGTTTGGATGGCATGTCGATGGGATCAATCATTTATTGACCTCCTCGTGCCACTGCACGGCAGCCTGCGGCGTCGGCATGCAGTCCATCAGCAACCGGCGCAGGCGGGCAACGTCGGCCTCCAGGACCGCAACGCGGTCATCGAGGCTGGGTGAACGGATCGAGGTTATGTGCAGCGAACCTGACACGCCCACAGGGCCGTCGGGATCGAGGGCCATGCGGGCTTCGTCGTAAGCGAGGGGGCCGAGCGTCGTCATATCAATCCTTCCTTTCCTTCTGCGCGGTTTCTAACGCCTCTTGCTTGCTCATGCCCAACGTCGTCAGTTGACGCGCGCGCTGCATGATCTTGACAAGCATCTCGGCGTCGTCGGCAAACCGCAGCAGCACGGCGCGATCGTAATCATCGACCATCCGGTGCGACAGAGCGCGACATACGGCGATAACCGCATGCTCGCGCTCGATGACAGCATCGCCGGGGTCGTAAGGGAGATTGGTCATGCCGATGCTTTCAGCAGCTTCATTTCATCGCGGTTTCCAACAATTTGTCTAAATTCCGGCGGATAGACTGCAAAACAATGCGACCCAGGCCCATTGGTTTTATGGCGTAAAGACTTGACAGGGTAATTACCGACCACCTTGCGATAAGCTTCGCGAACCATTGCCCCGGCAACCCATGTGTCTGCCGGGATCGGCTCAAAACCCAGTTCTACAAAAACGCTCGGGACGGTAATCAAGTTATTGTTTTCCATGTCTTTAATCCGCTTGGTTCTTCACCGCCAACAGTGCCTGCTTTAGAGCATCACGCGCATCAGCGTCAAGCGCAGTCGCGTCGATGGTCTTAACCTGCTCGGTCAGGATCGGTCCACCATCCTTGCCTGTCGCCTCCACACGCGCCGTCGGCGAGTAGCTGCGCGCCTTCAACCGTTCTGCCCGCCACTTCAGCGCATCCAGCTTAACGCGATCCGCAGACGCCGACTCGGGCGTGACAGTGCGCGCCAATTCGGCGATCTCGTCGGCTGCGTGGTCGCCAAGATCTTCTCGCGCACGCGCATATTGAGCCGACAAAACGGGGTTGTCGCGCATCCAACGATAAAAACTTTCTCTTGGCGGCGCTTCTTCGTCCTGACAAATCGAAAGTAAAGACCGACCATAAACGCTCATTTGCGTCAGAACATACTGCGCCTGTTCTTCGTTATATGGATTTAATTCTCTTTTGGGTTTGCCTTTCTTTGGCAACAACTCATCCCAATCAGCGGTAATGCCTTTCTTTACTTTACGGCCCGCCACTTTAACCTCCGATCAATACAGGAAACCGCCCAACATATAGGCGATTTCCTGTTGTTTTCAAACACTAAGCCTCACCTGCGGGTTCGATTGCGGCGAGGCGTTGCAGGTCTTCGTTACCCATCACTTGCAGGATGCTTTCGACGCCGCGTCGGAAGATGATCCAAAACTCGTCCTGAGATTTTGCGTCACAACCATACAAAGATTGGGCGACAATCGCACCGGCAGCGAGCAATGCGGCTGTTTCCTGTCTTTGTTCGCTGGTTGCCTTGCGTTTAGTCATGAACGATCCTCAGAGGCGTATTTCGACAGCGGCGTACTATCCCATCCAGCCAGCGCATCGCGGTAGATTGCGAGCATGGCATTTTGCTCTTCGGCCTCGTCCGGCTTACGACGCTCGGCGAGCAAAGCGCGGATTGCTTTGACGTCGAACCCGGCAGACTTCGCTTCGGTGTAAACGTCCTTGATGTCGGACGCCAGGGTGCGCCGTTCGTCTTCCAGCCGCTCGATACATTGGATGATGGATTTCAGGCGTTCGACGGCAACGCCGCTATTGTGTCCCTCAGTCATATCAATCTCCTTTTGGCATGACGCCGGGCGCAGGATAGCAGGGAAAAACATTTTGGGAAACATCCTAAAATGGCACTTCGTCGTCTAACCCATCATCATCGCACGGCAACGCCGATCCGGTCACAATGACGACTGGGTCGGCGCGTTCGCGTCCCATGGGCTTGACGGTTGCGCCAGGAAAGGCGCGCTTGATGTCGATGACCTCGGCATACTTGGACAGGATAAGACCGATCTCTGCCAAACTGTAGACCACCGACGCTCGACCTGATCGCACGACGTGCGCCGCGTCGATATTGTCCCGGCAGATGAGTATCACTTCGCCGGTAGCCGGGTCGTGTGTCTCCCAGACCTCGGGATCGAGGTGCTTGTGACCGGCTTCGGCTGCGACCTGATCCAGACGCCGCCATGCGGCTGACATGCGCTTACACTCACGCTCTAGTGTTTCACTGTCGCCCTCACGCACAGCGTCGTAGAATAATTTCCTTTGCCGGTCGAACTTCTCCCGCAGATCAGCATCGACCAGCAGCCGCAACCTACCGATCCCCCACCGCCGTTCCATCTCCGTCGCCAGGGCGTCAACAGCG